AGTCGAACTTCGCAATCGTTGGGATCACAGCATAGCGACCCGCGCTAGGCGCATCCACGTCGTCCAGGAGTTTAACCTGGGTGCGGATACCTGCATCAGAGATGTCAGTCGTACCGGCTTCATCCCAAGTCGTACCGTCACCTTCGTAGATGGTGTCGAACGTAGAAGCAGTCGTCAACGTATTCGTTGAAGACGTGTAGGTGAGGGAAGCAGAACCGGTGTTGAACGCTTCTACCAACAGGTCCGAATCCACCTGCAGAGCAATGGCATAACCACCGTCATCAGTATAGAATCGACGCAAGCTCTCGAGTGCTTGGACATCAACGATGTCTTCGATCAAACGAGCGTAGTGCTTGTGTTTGTTGATGGAAATGCTCAGACCTGCGTCCGTGCCGTGTTGGATCAGAGAAACCTGAGTCTCAGCAGCTTTATCAGAAGCTGACCCGCGAGTCGGGGTAGGGATCTTGATCGTGTCGCCCTTCTTACCACGGTGGTTCAGTTTGCGAACGAGGTTTGCCATAACAAGATTGCTCTTGTATGCAGCAATAACTTCGTCGGACCAAAGCTCCGGGATAAAGTTGGGCACCTCGGTGGAGATGATATGGTTTGTACCAAGTGCCATTATTTAATATCCTTGAAATTAAGGGTTTGAAAAGTTAGTCATCAACCCGCTTCTCTGCATACGCTCGGAGGATTTCCGCGCTACGTGCAGCATACTCGTCAGGATTACGCATCTTTAATTCTACCAACTTACGTCGGGAGAAACGTTTCCCCGTATTCACGGTTGTGCCTGTGGATGAACTCTCTGTACCAGCAGCTTTAGCCGCGGCAAGTTCGTTCTGCTTGTTGGAATCCTGAGAAGGTGATTGTTGAACACCACCTTTGAATTCCGTGAGAAGGTCATCTAAAGCTTCGACATCCTGGTTCTGGACAGCGGCCTGTGCGATCCGAGTTCTGTAACTCTTCTCTTGCAGCCATGACTGGAACTGAGGACTATTAGCCACATCTGCAGCGTCTGGGTGACGCTCTTGTATGGAGTTGGTCGTAACTTGTCCTTCTAGACGGTCTAGACGCGCCTGCATTTGAGCGTATGTCTCATCTGCTCCACGACGATGTTCGTAGTAGCGGTCCAGGACCTCCTCTGGGTTGCTCAGCAATTCAGTCGGATCGATCTCAAATCGGCTGGACTGTTCTGCGTTCCCCAGGTCGGCTACTCGTTTCTCTTCCAGTGATAGAAAGCGATCCGTCATGCTCCGATAATCACCGAGTTCGTTCCGCATTCGACCCAATTCCGATTCAAGGTTTTGGTATGCGTGTGCGATCTCTTCTGCAGATTTATCTTTGAACTTATCCGGGATGGATCGAGCGTTCTGCTGCTCTTCCTGGGGTTTCTGATTCTCTGCTTCGGATTCCTGATTAAGGTCCACTTGTACATCGACCGGTTGGTCAACTAAAATACCCATTGATGCTCCTTTTTCCCGTCTTGTTCAAAGATTAAGGGAATTTGAGTGTGTTGATTGAAGGGGGTTTACGAGTCCTGCTGATTGTTGTAATGCTGGCTGCGCCCGGATGCACCGGGAGCTGGGCCATAATCACCGTGGTCAGCGTAGGTCTTTTCTTCCTTAGCCTTCTGCTTTTTATGCATCGTATCGAAACGAGCTATCGCTTCGGGTGATGCGGATTCGCCCATAGCTAGACTGGACCAATGTGGTTTTGCAGTCTGTAGTATGACGCGGTGAGAGACTCCGTGACACTCAGAGCAGATGGACATTCTGTCTTCTACTCTACAATAGTGCTCTTCGACGGAGCCACATTCTTCGCAACGAAAGTCATGGAGTATCATGTTAGAGCCCTAGATTTACAGAGATCTCATCGAACTCTTGATCCAGGGTTGGATCTTCAGCTACTTCTACATTCTCTTCCGCAGTTTGAGTCAGTCTTGCTGCCAGGATCTCCTCGAGATTAAGCACTAGGTTTAGTGCGTCTCTTGATCCCCGGGCATATACATACTGATCCCAGTTGTTCGCATTCTCGATAATTGCTGCAACGCTCTCTGCGTTCCCAGTCAAGAATCGGACTAGGAGGTCGTAACCTCGGGAGGCTAAAAGCTCTTCCCATATCTCTAGTTCTTGTTTGTCTTCCGGCGTAAGCGCCGCAAGTATGTCTTGTGATAAATCCATCAGTCTCTCCCTAATGTATTTTAATTAGTGCCTTGTTTAGCTTTTTGGGCTACCTGACTACGTTGTAGCTCAAGGCGCTCTCGGTTGATGTCATTTTGTTCTGCATTGTTCTGAACCTCAGCCTGAGCAACACCCAGCTTCCCGACTTCTACGTTGGTACGTATTTCCTCGGTCGTAGCTTTGCGTTCTTGGACCACTGCCCGGGCCAGTAACTCTCGAATCTCAGCCAGAATCTTCTGATTCTCGACCGTGATACTCTCAAGTTCCAGACCTTTGATCTTCTGTTCCATCTCAGCAAGTCGTTGCTGTGATTCTTGCTCTTGGGCTTGTTGCTGCTCGAGACGTTCTTTGTCGGACTCAAGTGCAGCCATGATAGCAGCTTTGTTAATCACAGAAGACATCTCAACGAATCCTTGTGCAGCGGTCAGTTTAGCACCGACTGCATGCTCAGGAAGCATCCCGATTAACTGTGTGATATTGAGCTGCTCGATCTCTCGTGCTATAATACCCAGCTGACCTTTTACGATAAACTTGGTATCTTCCCAAGGGTATCGGCTAGGGGTAAACTGCAGGTACCGTAGTGCCATGCATTTGATTAGGGGGAGAATGAGGTTGCGTTCGATGTTGTTGACACTGCGCTTACTTCGTTTAACGAAGGCACCTAGCATCATGCTACCACTGTTGGCTGCATTCCCACCGGACTGTGTGTTACCCCGTAAGGTGGTGGCTGTATCGAAGGCACCGGTACCCATCTGTACCATCTGAGTCAATTCCCCAGTATGGTTGAAGGTGTTCGGATCTACCTGACCGATACCCACCGGCTGGAGGATCTCTGACGGAGGACCATTGGTCAACCATACTTTGCCGGGCTTGATCTCTGGTTTGAATCCACGTGGTATCCGACCTGAGTCCATCCCGAGCATGGGAGCGGATACGAAACCTAGCGCATCCATTCGAGCCCTCATCTCACCATCAAGAGCTTTCTGTGGGTTGTAGCCCTTCTCAGAAACACCACGTCCCCAGAAGTGGCCTGGAACCTTCTCCCAAGGGAATGCGATCACTGATCGATCAACCTTGACAAAAGGGTTAGCCATTGCCCGAAGCAGGATGCTCTCATTACCGATTGTGACGATAGCCTCTACTAGGGGTCCTTCATCACCATCAGCCTCATAGTCCTCAGCGAGTAGCTGATCTACCAGGTTATCGGATCCACCATTCGCCTCCTCGAGGAGGAAGAGAGGTACCTTTCCGTGGTACTCTAGGATATGCATTGCATCTGTGTCGGAGTCATTGACGGTAACTGCTTCTGCGAAGTCAGCTTCGTCTCCTGTCCGCGGAGATGTGATTGCTAGGATATAGCCCAATGCGTCCTGTCTGTAAGTTCCTTGACGGATCTTCTCCAACGTACCGACCACCGGTTTGTTCCGGTACTCAATACCACACCCCAACATTCCAGCTATTGAAGTAGCTGCAGGGTCTGGGATGAATTGGTCTGGACGTACTGACTCAGGGGTTACGATAACAGTCTCGTTATCCTCGCCGACCAATCGACCTTCGTCATTGCGCTTTATGACCTTCTCGTTGTATGTATCAACGTTGATCTTTACGATTCCGGTGCCGAAAAGGGCGGCATTGGTGATAGCTTCGCTTAGGACGGACTTGGTGTCTACCAGCTCCATATCCTCACGCAGCTGATCACGCATCAGCAGTGCATCGACTTTCTCCTCATCCTGGATATCATCGACCACATCAAACCAGACTTCTCGTGAAAGGAGTGTTTCTTCCACTTCCGCCACTGAAGTCTCTACTGCTTGAGCTAGAGCGGGGGCAATAAGCCGTGACCGCTCTGAGCTACGATTCTTATCTTGTGCGGCCCAATAGCCGCGCCACATACGCCAATATTCAGCCCATCGAGCTGCTTCAGGAAGGCGGTTGCGGTAATCACGCCAAGGACCTACCCTACCAATAACCCAGGAGGTCAGCCGGTTGCCAGGAACATTCTCTGCTCCCTTACCACCGGAATCAATCTCTCGCGGATTGTCTACGAGTATTTCAATGCCCATTTAATATCCTGCCTGCGGAGAGCAACCTTTCACGCGGTTGTCTTTTCGTGTTAGTATCTGAAGATTGCTGGTGCAGTGTAGTCCGCCTAAGGCAATCGGTGTCATGTGATCTACTTCAAACTCCTCCTCTCCGAGAGAAGCTAGTAGGTATATCAGGGAGAAGTCTTCTGCAGAGCAGCACCCGCATAATTGGTCTCGGACTCTCGCTCTACGTATTGCCGCGTTGCGGCGGGTAGTCAGGGGACTATTCTTATCTGTCCTTGGGTTTTTGGCTCTATAGGAGTTGAGGTACTCCTTCTTACAGGCTTTGCAGCTGTTGATGTGTCCATCGGCCATTTTAGAGTGTTTTCTAAACTCTGTGTGAGGCTTCTCTACCCCACAATCTTTGCATACCTTCATCAGTACCCACTTACTAAGTCTTGAGGTTCCCATAGATCTTCGAAATCATCCATGTCAGCCCATACTGTTGATGCTAATTGGTCCACGTAAGCGACTGCATCAGGACCATCATCATGTGACAAAGGGTCACCGAGGTCTGAGCACTGGTCAAGGAACCACTGATTCCACGGTCCCTCTACAAGCTTGACCATCCCTCTCTGAGCCCTACCTTGTAGTGCCCAAACTATTCGATCTAACTTCTTCTGGTTACCGTGCTTTAAGTCATGTGGGGTAATGAACCGGTTAAGCCGGCGCATCTCATCTTCAAGATACGGGAGGACAGCGTTCTTAAGCGCCCCTTGTTCAATACCTAAGGTACATCCCGGGTGTTGTGAGCAGGTGCGAACGATACGTAGGGCTACTTCCCTTACGTCCCAATGACCGTGCTCTATGTTCAGCACGTACCATCCTTCTGGTCCTACCCATGTAACAGCAATA